CTTCATAAACTGCTTGTAGACATCCATTCGGATGTAAAGGGTTGAACTGTCGTCGTCGTGAGCGATTGCAGGGCAGGAACCGTACTCAACGGTGTTTGCACCCGCTGCGGTATCCGCACCCTCAAATCGGATCGCCCCGGCGGTGAACGAAGCGTTCGCACCGATAGCGCCCAATACAATCTCCATGACAACGGGCCCTGGCTTGTCGACCTGAACCCAACCGGTGTTGCCGTCCGCCGCAATAGCAGTATCTGCGAGGAGTACGCCACCAGTTGCGTCCCGGACAAGTGTGCCTGGACCGACTGTGGTTGACGATTGCGCCATGTCTCAGCCTCCTATGCTTCCGTGAGGCCGGTATGCCTCACAATGGATAGAGGGTTGTAAATGGCCAGGCCGGGGTAAACCTCAACCCGACCCAAGTGCCCAGGCGCTGCCTCAGTCTCACCAAAGTCATTTACGTCGAACGACCCGCCCAGGCCCAACAGGCCTGTCACGTTCTCGTCCTCGCCAAAGGCGATGTAGTAAATGCTTGAAGTGACGCTGCTTGATCCCTGTGTCTCATCGAACGCAAGGATCGCAGAACCTGTTGCATCATCACCGATGATCCGAACGGGAATCCCGTTCCATTGCAGAATCTGGCGGCCAAACCGGTCATCCCCTACATCAAGCAGGGAGAAGTAACCAGTTGTGTTGCGACCAAGGGTCGTCAACTTGCGCCGGATAAAGCGGTTCATCAGGATGACATCAGCACTGGACTGGCTACGCAAAAGATCGTGCGCCTCGTCCATCTTCGCCAATGTGAGGGGTCCGCCATTCGTTGCCTCAGCAATCGTCTGGCCCAAACCCTCAGTGATAAGGGAGTTGATTCCCTTGAAATCCTTGGCGGTGCCGGTGCCGTCGAAGAAATACTTGTCGTAAGTCCTGGACATGGCCTTTGCGAACTTGGCGTACTGCCTGGCTTTCGCAGAGACTACGTTCCCACGGACTCTGACAAGGTAGTTATCGACAAATACCTCGCCACCAAGGATAGCCGTACCAAAGTACCGCTCCGTGTCTGTGCCGAATGACCTGGTGTAGGCCTCGTTCACATCACGGAAAGCGGGCGTTGGCAGACTGTTTTCGACCTGCACCTTGAGAGCGTTCCCAGCGATGGCGGTCTGCGGAAGCATCTCAAGAATCGGAGATTCCTGGATCAGGGTCTCAACGACCCCACGCTTCAACTGATCGTCACCGTACTTGGCCGCCTCAAGGAGGGTCACGCTGCCGCTTGGCATATCGCTGGCCTTCCTGTGGTTAGTGGGTGATTAGATGGGACCCTCTAACGACGGCGCTTACTGGGCTTATTCTCCAGCGCCCACTCAATGGCCTGAACACCGGTCAGTTTCTCCGGGTTGATAGCCGGAGTTGGCTGGCCGGACATTGCGCCCACCTGGCGAGCCCTGTCAAATGCCTCAGCATCGGTATGAGAACCAGAATCAGGTGCCGGGCCAAGGAACTCCTCAACCTGGCGATCCAACTCATCGCCCTCAAAACCCCGCCTTGCTAGCAGGTCCCTGGCCAACTCCTCTTGCTGACCACGACGATCCTCATGGATCTCCCTGGCCCGCTCCTCAAGTTGGCCTATGTCGACGCCATCCAGATCCGTGGGCTTCACAAGCGACAGACCGTGCTGCTGAATAACCTCTTGGGCTTTCAGGCCGGTAAGTTCGCCTCTAAGCGATTTGTTCTGTTCTAGCGTTTCCTCCAACTTCTGTCGGAGGGTGCCTCCCGACATCTCAGAAATATCTTCATCGGTGTCGTATGGCATATGTCGCTCCTGGTCTCGTACGCTTCTGGACCCCAGGGGTACCCAGAAGGATTGGTATATCTAAGTATAACTGACACGGCGCTGTCAATAGCGGACGCCGGTCGCTCCTCGTCCTGGTTGCGCCAGACGGGCCCCACGGGAAGTAGTAGCAAACCCCCCGGGGGTACGGGCCCGTGCCAACTCGCCTTGACGGGCCCGTGTCAAAAGATCAGTTTCAGGGGCTTGGCTCAAGAACACTGCGTTCTCAAACTCCTCCTGGCCGAACGTGGCAGCGCCCTCCCCTTGGACGTTCGTCCTGCGAATCATGGATTCGATCATCGAACCCTGGTTCACGAAAGACCCGTAGCCCTTCAAGGCCTTAGCCCGGTCGATACCGGCCTGCCTGAACTCCCCCACACGCTCCATAGACGGGACCACCAGCCCCTGCTCCGCTGCGGCACCGCCGACAAGAGCAAACTGGAACGCTTCTATCAGTTCGTCCAACTCCAACAATGAGTCACCGTCCGGGTCCCCCAAATACAAGGCCTCCACCAGGCCCTGGGCCTGCTCCGTGGAAAGAGCGTTGATCCTAGCCAGCGCACCCTCCGGCAAAGCCCCCTGCGCTTGCAGGGTGTTCAGGGTCTCAGCAGTGGCCTCCAAGGCGGCGTCCGTGGCGTTAGCCACCCAGGTGGAGTAGTCAAACTCTGCGTCCAACAGGTTCTGGTTGTATTGCCCAATCAGCGTCCTTGACGCTTCCGGGTCAACCACGGCCTGGTACAGGTCGTCTATGGAAACGTCCATGTTGGCGTAAGTCTTGAACGTCGCCCTCACATGGGCGGAGTTGTTTACCAGATCCCTGTAAGTATCCAGCCTGCTTTGGAGTTCGGTTGTTGAGATGCCTCGCTCCATGAGCGTTGCATAATCCACCGGGTTCTCCGTGGCGCTGTTGAAGATTTCCTTGCCGCCGATAGAGCCAGCGTCAATCAGCACATTGCGATACTCCCTGACCTGGTCGACATACGACTGTTCATCGGTGAACCTCATACGTCCCTGCTCGTCGGTGATGCCAGGGAATGTGGCCAGGTACTGCGGGGTGTCCCGGACCTGTGCGATCAGAACGTCCGTGTCTATGCCCTCCGTGACGGCCTCTGTGATCATTGCGCCCAGGTTCAGGTCCTTAGCCCACGGGAAATGCTTCAGCGCCCATTCCTGAGCGGTACCGGTTTCAGCGAAGAAGTCAACTGCGGTTGAGTCCTCCTGAAGGATGACCTCCAACTCGTCGTCCACCAGCGTCTGCTCGTTCCCGCCAGTCACCGCCGGTATGAAGGGCACTCCGTTCGGGTACTGGTCAGGGTCCAACCCCATGTCCCTCATAGCCTGATTCTGGACACCCTTCACCGAACCGACTTCCATGCCGTCGGCCCCGCCGACGACCTTTCTTTCCCAGTTCTCTATCCGCTGCCCGTGCCTCACAAATGGGCTGCCTGTCGTAGGATCTTTCCCCATAGCGCCCGGTTCGTCGCTCCAAACCTCGTAGTTCGTCATACCCGTCGTCTGATCCATGAACGCACCAGACGCCTTTTCGCCCCACCAAGAGTGGGTAGGATCAGCCGCAGCAGCAGGCGGGATCTCAGACCCGTAGTTCCGATACGGGGAAGTACCCCCCGAAAGTCCCTGCACTGGTTCGCCCGGCGTCAAATACCCCAGGTCCATGCCCCGTTGGGAGGCCCCGCCGTGCATGCCGACGACACCGGTCCAGTCCTCCACCCAGCCACCAGTGGCCGGGTCCCGGAACCCCGGAACGCCACCAGGGCCGGAGCCGCTGTTAGCGCCCCGGTACTCCGCCGAATACTCAAAGATCGCCCCAGTGGCATTACTGGTGTTGATCGGATTCAGAGTGCTGTTCGGATCAGGATGGATCTGCCCCGCATAGATCGCAGCGAACGTCACCGTCTTCCCGTCCTCATTCACCCACTCAGCCATTAGACAATCCTCCTCACACCGCCGCCGAACCCGAAAGTGGACTCCATAGTCTTCAGAGTATCGGCGGTGAGTTCCTTGGCCCGCCTAGACGACTGCCACTCCGGCTTCCCACGAAGCCTCGTCCTGTATTCGACCGGGGTTTCCCCCGAAGTCAAAGCCAACATCAGATCCTCGTTACCCAACGGGTGAGCCGCATTTATCGGGGATTCCATCTCACTGTTGTGGATATTCACCCAAGGGGCGGCGTACTCCGTGGTACTCAGCAGGTCCGGTTTCCCAGGAAACTTCGATGAGGCCGTAGCCCGAATGTCGTCCATCACTTCCACCATGGAAATCTCATTCGACATCAGTTGCGTAGCCAAGTCCTGCACATCCCAAGAATAGTTCTCAGGGTCTAGCCCCCACTTGGAATAGGCCTCCTGCAACTGCTGGACCTTCGCATCACGCTCCACCTCGTACGCTCCAGCGGCCACCTGGGTGTCGTGAACGTGGATCTTCCAGGCGTTATTGACCTCACCTGGCAGGTCCGCCGCATACTGCTTGATGGCGTCACCGACATCCCAATGGGAGGCCTCCCCCATAGCAATCGCTGTCGCCCACTCCAACAGGGTCTTCCCGCCGACAACCAGAGTGTCGGCAGGGCGCTCAAACGTGCTGGTGTAATACTGGAACTGCTTGTAAAGGCCGCTCTGGGAATCTTCCAGGACCCGCTGTTCCATGGCCCGTCGTTCGGCCTGGGTAGCAGCGTCCCAGTTC